CCAGGTCATAATACTCCATATCCGTGACGGTAGGTGAACCAGCTGTCATCGTTATGACATTAAAGCCGCCGGCAGCGACGAGCGGCTCGTCGTACTTAGCGAGAATGCTGTCGATCTCCGCAGCCAGCGGCGCGACCAGCCGGTCGCGCGTCATCATCTCGCGGATCTGCTCCTCGGTGAGCCAGACGGCCTTCCACAGCTCGCCCTCTTTGCGGTCGACCCGCGGCGTGAACTGCGTCGGTGAGTCAGCGACGACGTTCGTGTAGCGCCACGGCCTCTTTCCCTCGACCGGCCGCAGGATCGCGTGTTCCCCGCGGGGCGTCAGGCTGGCCAGCAGCTCCGGCGTCGCGCCGATCTCCTCGAAAGCCTCACGCGCCGCGCCCTGCGCCGGCGTCTCTTTCTCCTCCAGCGCGCCGCCGGGCAGCTGCCACTTCCACTGGTTCTTGCCCGGGTTGGCCCGCTGCACCAGGAGGTAGCGTGCCGTGCCGCGCGCGTCAACGTGACGCATCATGACGCCGGCGGCGCCGTACTTCCCCCACATACCGGGCGCGTACATGCCGTCGCCGGACTTGCCCCGCAGCTCCTTCGGCAGGATCGTGAACGGTGACTTGGTGCCGAAGCGGCCGTCCTCCGCGCGCGGGTGCAACGCCTCGAAACGCGCGTCTGCCGTCAGCGGCTCGTCCTCAGCGTCCTCGTCATCACTAAAGATGTACACGACGGTGCACCGGCAGTTGATGACGTTCTCCGGCCGGCCGGCGGGATCGCCCGGCACCTGCAGGAAGTCGCCGTCGACGACGAACGGCTGGTTGACGCCGACGCGCTGGCCGTCCGTCAGCCGGTGCGCCTCGCGCGTCCGCGCGTCGTCGGTGGCCAGCCACTCCTTCTGGCACTCGGCGTCAGTGAACCCGGCGACCTTGAGCTGCTGCAACGAGCCGAAGTTCGCGGCCGGGACGACCTCGGTGCGCGCGATCGTCTGAGCGTGCGGCTCGGAGATCTTAGCTACGCCGCGTAGGCGCGTCGCCAGCTGCTGGATCGACTCGCCGGCCTCATAGCCGAGCGCCAGCTGCGTGCGCATGTCATTCCAGACGACGTCCCCGATGCCGGCAAGCCGGTTCTTGGCGCCAGTCAGGTAGGTCGCTGCCAGGTCATAGGTGATCTTGGGAACGTCGGGTGGCAGCGTCGTGTGCACGTCCTCCGCGGCGTCGATGAACGTCTGGACGACGTACGGAAACAGGACATCGTCGACCTCCTGCGTCCACGTCGTCGTGACGACTCCCAGCGCGCCGGCCGAGACCGTGGGGTTCGGCGGCGCCGGCTCGGCGGACAGCGTGAGCTCGGTGGCTGCGGTCATAATCGTTTGGAAACTGAGCGCGCGCAGGCTGCGCCAGATCGCCCGCGTGGTGAGGCCGTCAAACACCCTCTCGCGGATCTCCAGCTCGTCGCTGGTCAGACCGACAGCGCGCCGCATCTACGGCCTCCCCGGGCCGCTCGCGGCGCCGGACGGCGCGTCTCGCTTGGCGGCCGCGCCGTTGGTCGCGCCCGCGGGGGGTCCGGCGGCCGGCGCGCCCGCTGCGGGCCGGCCAGGACCCCCGAGAGCCGCGCCGGCCACCGAGCCGTCGGGGAGGATGTCGCCGGCCTGGGGCGGCTCGGGCTTGTCCTCCGGAAACAGGAGAAAGTAGGCGTCGGACAGCGGCACGCCCGCGACGGTCGCGTTGGTGAGCAACATCCGGCGCAGCTCCTCATCAGTGGGCTGGTCGGCCTTGTCCAGGCCGATCACCTTGCGGTAGGCCACGTCGTCGATCGACATGCGCGTGCGGGCGTCGATCGCGTTCTGCGAGTTGTCCGGCTTCTGGATGAGGTCAGACGCGTCGTACCAGACGACGCTGCGCCCCTCGTCACTCTTGATCGATAGACCGGCGGCGCGCATGATTGGCCACAGGTACTTCTCGGTCAGGCCACCGACGAAGATCTCGATCGTCGACCCGAAGATGTACTTGATGTTGTCCTCGGAGTCGACGTACGCGTTCCAGTGGTTGAGGTCGCTCTTACCCTGCATGGCTTCGGGCGGCGCGGGCAGCTGCTTGGACAGGTTGGCCAGCGCCGCGGCGCGCGCCTCAATGACCTTCGGGTCGATGCCGGTCGCGATGATGAGATGCTTGAACTTCTCGATGAACTCAGCGGGGACGCGCAGCGGCACGGGAATGGCGCTGGCCGGCGAACCCGGGTCCCGGATGCCGCGTGACGCGATCGCGATCAGCTCGGCGATGAACGGGTCCGGCGCGTCCTTGAACTGCGGGTTGACCGGGAACGTGACCTCTGACGGGATGAACAGGAAGCCGTTGAAGACCAGGCGGGACAGCAGCGTCGCGATGATGTGACGGTTGTACAGGTCGATCTCGCGCAGCGTCGTGATCGCGGGACGCGCCCAGCTGGTGACCTCGTAGTCGAGCTCGTCGTCGGGCCGGTAGATGCGCGCGACCAGCGACGACGGCGCCAGCTGGCGCCACCGGTCGGGCGCGGTGCGCACCTCAAACCCGGTTAGGACCGGCTTGCCATCGGCCTCACGTATGATCTGTCCGGTAACCGGGTCACGAAACGGCTTCTCCGAGCGGCGAATCTGCTTGGCTGACTTGACCTCAAAGACGCGCGAGTCACCGTCGACGTCGTCCGCCTGGTCCTCGCCGAGGAAGTAGCCAACGCCGGCCACGCCGAGGTGCCGGCCCCACTTGTACAGGTACTGCGTCTCGCCGCCCCGGGCGTTTATCACCAGGTCGTCGACGTACTGCGCGGCGGGTCCCTTGTCAGTCATCTCCGGTTCACGGATGCCCGGCTTCTGGTTGGCCGCGACCAGGTGCATGCGGCTGATGCCGGCGGAGAACCAGTCCATCACCGAGCCGAACTCGCCGATGGAGCGGGTGAACTCCCACATCTCGTCCTGCCACGTCTTGTACTGCAGGGCGTACTGCTCACGCGCGGCGCCGGTCAGCGTCTGCGCGGAACCGACCAGGATCTGCGGGTTGACCTGGTCCAGCGGCGCCGGTAGGCGGGGCCGGGTACGCGCGGCCGGAGCGTTAGCCACCGGTCACCTCCCTTTAGACGCGTCCGTGTCGTGCGATCGCTGCGTTAGCCCACATCACTGCCTCTTCGATGTGCGTAATCGCGAGCGACAGCTCACGTGATTCCTTCGCGGCAGTGTCGACAACCAGCGCGAATTGCAGTCCCGCGTTACGAATCTGCTGATACAGCTCAACGTCTCTACCGTCGCGCGGCGGATGGTAGGTGAACCGGTTCTCGAGGTCGTGTAGGTCAGGCATCAGTCGGGTTCCCTCTGCGCGATCAAGCCGGTGACGGACGACGCGACCAGCGCCGCGAGCACCCACAGCATCGTCTCGTGCCAGCGCCAGGTCAGGTACGTCAGGCCGGCACCGACCCAGATCGAGGTGCACCAGTCACACTCCCAGGCGTACGCGAGCGACCGCATGACCAGGTTCGTGTCGTGTCCGCTCATCGATATCCGGCCGCGCTCCTCGGCGGGCGCGTCGGCGTAGACGCCCCAGCGCGTGACGAACTTGTCCCGCACGACGCAGTACAGCGGGAACTTGTCGCGCGTCACCCAGCGCGTCACGCGGTGCGTCGCCAGAGCGAGCAGAATTACCGTCACGGAGAAGAGACCGACTGGCACGCGGAGATCGTACAACGGAGCGCGCCGCGGACGGAAAAAACACGGGGGCCGTCCCGCGCCGTTCCCTGATGCGGGGGAACGGGGGACGGCCCCCTCTGTGCGTTGACGCAGGACCGACGTCCGCGCTTGTGTCATCCCTTAGCGCGGTCCGCCCGCTGAGCGGCGGGCAGAGAGTCGGTCCTTACCGGGTTGCACCCCGGCTTAACGTCACCGTTAAGCTACGAGAATATCTTATCCAGGGCGTCGTTGACCGCCGCGCGGAACGTCCGCGGCGCGGTTTGGTTTACGTCATCTAGGAAGCGCGCCACGTCCAGCGCGGCGCAGATCAGAAACGCGTACCTCTCGCCCTCGGGCGTGTACTGCGTCAGCCGCAGTGACAGCGCCGCCGGGTTAGACAGCCGCAGCTGCAGCGACGCGACGCCGGACGGCAGCGGAATACCCGGCACGCAGCTGGCCAGCGCGTCCGAGAAGTGCAGCCGGTCAAGCTGCCAGAACTCGTCGGTGCCCTCCGGGTGGATGGTCACCGCGAACGGGTCATCATCTTCGTAGGTCCAGAGGACGGATACCGCGCCGTGATCATGCATCTTCCGGCAGCTGACGATGGTCAGGATTCGTGCGCTCTTTGCGATCATCTCTCTTCTCTCCTCACCTGGTAGCCGTGACGGTGATCTCGGCGACGCAGTTGGCGCAGAGCAGCAGCTCGACGTCGTTGTCCGCCCGGACGGAGACCAGCTCGGCCTCCGGCACGATCTCACCCATCCGCTCGCAGCGGCCCAGGTGATCGGTGTACTCGTACATCTTCTCGCTCCTCACTTTACGTTTACGTGGATCTGAGGGGATTCGAACCCCTGTCTCGCATCGGCTAAAACGGCTGACGAGACCGCCTGTTTGCAGACCCTTCGAAGCCGGGGCGGCGTACGCAGCTTGTTTCCGCGTACGGGCCGTGCTGACCTTCGGGTTTTTCTCCCTCTCCGTCCCCGACTTGTCTATCCTATCATGATAGTGGGCGGCTGGCAACTACCGCGGGCTGACGTACTTACACGAGACGCTCTGCGCTCCCGTGTTGCGGTCCCGCGAGACCTGCTTGCCATTCACCTCTATCTTACACGTGATCTCGTTGCCGTACGCCTGGTTGGCCTTCACCCACAGACGCTGGCCCGGCTTCGGCCGGTAGCCGGCGATCCACGGAGACCGCGTCATGGTCTCCTTCTGGTTGACGTCGGGGTTCATCTCCACCTCGATGACCACGACGTCCCGCAGACTGCGGCCGGCTGGCCGCTCGCCCGTTCGGCGCTCCGGCTTGAACGTGACGGTGACGACGACTGTCCCGTCGTCCTCAGCGACCCGCGGCGCGCGCACACTGGGCAGCACCGCAAAAATGAGCACGGCTGCAACAGCGACGCTGACTGCAGCGGGTATCACGGTTTTTGTCTTACTCATATGATTTTCACTCCTCAGCTGCTAAAGGGACACAGACCCGCGTGACCGGATCTGCGTCCCTCGGTGTAGTTGATCCCTACCGGCTCTGGAAGCAGGGCCGCGTGTCCCGGTGACGGTTACACGAGTCGACGCATGCGGCGACGACGAACAGCGCTGCTACGGCGGCCAGAAACGCGATGACGAACTTCTTCATGATCAGCTCCTCAGTTCTCTTACCTACGGATTTACCTCGACGGACGGCACGTCTACCTGCGGGTCCCTGATCCAGTCGATGATCGCGCCTCCCGGACCGCTGGCGAGCCAGCTGACGAAGACGAGAAATGCCACGATCCCGAAGACCCGAGAGACCAGCTTCATGCCCACCTTAGCGGCGATGAACGAAAGTATCGCGAGCATGATCGCGATAAGTACAGACATCTTTCTCCTCAGTAGTTCTCGTGACTCTTCATGTTCTTGTACACCACGGCCATAGCGCCGATGAACAGAAGCACCGCAATCACGATGACGCCGCCGCTGATCTCCGACCCGCCCGCCGGTACGCTGTCCGGCGACGGCACCGGCGACGGCTCAGCCGCGTCAGCGCGCTTGTCACAGAACGCCAGCGCCAGCGCAAGTCCGATGAACAGTACCAGCGCGGCGATCCCCGTGATGCAGCCGTCGTTGCGGTTGTCTCCGCCGTCTCCCACGTTCTTCACGCAGCTCTCCGATCTCTCGTCAGTTCTCCAGCTCGACGCCGGGAAAGTACACGATGACGTCAAACCCCATCTAGTCACGATTCGCCCGCGCGAGCATCCGCACGTCCACGCCGTACTCCGGGTCACGCTCATCGACGTCACCAAACGCCCGCGTGATCGCTGCGCCCAGCGCGAGCTGCTCATGCGGTTTGATCACAAATCTGACGCAGGTCTTGCCGTACATCCCGCGCCCGGAGTAGTAGTTCGGCCGGAACCCGTCTTCCGCGTCGATCTCGTACGTGTCAAACATGATCTCTAGGATCGTGTCCACGCGCGCTTGCGTGATCTTCACTGCTCTCTCCTCTGTTCGGTCCTATCCCAACTATATCACAAAGTATGAGTAAAATGCACCCCGGCCGGCTAACGACCGGTCGGGACGCGGACTACTCATCCTCGTCTAGCTTACCGGCCGCGACGCAGCACAGCTTACTGGTGCAGGTGCGCGGCTCAGGACACGGCAGCGTCGTCGCGTGATAGTGTCCGCACTCGTGGTAAGGAACCTCCTCCTCCCGCACGAGCTCGAACTGGATGTCGTCGTTGAACATTTACTCACTCTCCTTCTCCCACACGATCTGGGGGGCGGAACACCCGCGCGACCTCGTTGACGACCTTGAGGCGCTACGTCACCGCTCTCCTCGCCCTCGGCGTCGATCCGGCCGGTGTAGATCCTCCTCTTCCAGGCGCGCTCGTCACGCGCAGCAGCGTTCACGTGGACCTGGCCTTCGCGCTGTACTCGGCGTGGGCGCGCGAGAACGTCAGGAAGCCGCTCCTGAGACGGCAGTTTGAGAGCGCCCTCGAGATTGCGGGATACGAGAAGTGTCGAGTTCCGGCTAAGGGGGGCACGATGCGGTGGTGTGGCATGAAGCCTAAGACGCTGGAGGACCTACCCAGTTGCGTCTCCACGGCGCTATGGGTATACGGCCGAAATCAGACCAATACTATACAAAATTGACAGGAAGCGCCGTTGAGGTAACACGATTTCGTGTTACCTCAACAACTCACCCTATACGCGCGCGGGAGAGGAAGTTACTGGGGTTACACGCTTTCGTGTAACCGACTCTCGGCAGCCGCCTGACGGCTGGACCGGTCTATGACACAAGTGCAACTACCAGGTAAACCAATACACACAGCGTGATCGAACTTAGAATGACAACGACCTTGATGATGTCCTGGTCGTCTCGGTCAAAGCTGACGTAGAAACGCCCAATCCGCGTGTGATACAGGAAACGCTCAGCCAGGTTCGGCTTGTCCCACGTGTTCTTCATCTCTTCACTCACTCCTCACTCTGCAGGAACATCGGAATAGCATTACGATCTTCATAACTCTGTGACGTGCGCCCGATATCGCGTTCGAACGGTACCTCTTCCGACCAGCCTCCGGTGAACTCAATCTGCACGTAGACGTATTTACGCCCAGTTTTGACGATCTCGCCCGAATACTCATTGTTGTATATGTCTCTTATCTTAACGTATTTACTCATCTTTTCACTCCTCGCTCGTTTCTTCCTCTACGTTAATCATACCATGATAATGACAGCTTCGCGACTCGGTGACAGCGAATTTTGTGTCATCTTGGTGACAGTGTTAGTCTACCCGGGTCTCCAGGGTGACCTGCTCGACGTTCGTGTAGATGGCGAAGACCAGCTGCCACCCGTCGCTGTCAGGTTTGCAGCCCGTAAAGTTGATTACCGCTACGTCATCACCGCTCGTTCTCTTCATGTTGATGTTCGCATGTTCACACTCGACCACGTTTGCCGGTATCACCTGGCCGGTGATCGTTTTTATGACGGTAACGCGTTTAGCCACGACGACTCCAGGGTGATAGACTGCGTCCGCCCAGCAGGTCAGACGGCAGGACGTTTGCCAGCAGAGACGGCGCCGCCAGCAGCCCGTCAGTGTGTGTTTCAGCGGACCAGGACGCTGGCACGAACGCCAGCAGCACCGACTCGGCGACGTCGGGCGAGGCGCCCAGACGCTCAATGATGTCCTTCTTTGCCTCGATCTGCACCTGGCCCTTGGCGGCGACGATCTTGTACTCCGGCATCGTCAGCTCGCGGATCAGCCGGTCCTGCGTGTCCGGGTCAAGCGCTGGCAGGTCCCACTGCCGCGTGCGAGACAGCTCGCGTCCCAGCCACCACATCTCGGCACGCCGGTTGTAGTACAGGTGCTCGTTTCCCGCCGTCGGCGTCATCGCGACGTTGATCGGCACGACGCTGGCGTCATGCCCCGTCGCGGCGGTCGCGCGCTGCGCGTCGAGCACCTCTAGCGGCGACGCCTCGTGCCGGCTGGACAGCGCCCGCAGGTGGCCGTAGACGCCCCAGCCGACGCCGATGCTATCGACCTTGACGGTCCTGACGTTCCACTCGCGCAGCGCCAGAACGACCGCGCCGACGGTCGTCGTCGGGTCCGGGCTGACGAACTCCTGGATGTAGAGGATCGTGCCGCCGCGCCGTATCGTTACCACCGTGCGGTCGTTTCCCGCGCCGACGTCGACGCCAGCCTCAACCTCGGCCGTCTCACTGACCGGCAGCTCGAGATAGCGACACTGAGCGGCCCAGTTGTGCGGCACCACCTGCCACGGTGAGCCGACCTTCGGGAACTGGCCGGCGCACTTGGAGGTGAACAGCGCCGAGTCCTGGCCCCAGTTGCGCCGGCGGTCCTCAACCCACCCCGGGCTGATCAGCATCTCGCGCAGCCGGTCCGAGACCGGCTCGCCCGTGAAGTTGGGCGTGTCCTCGTAAGAGATGTGAATGACGTGCCACCCGGAGCCGGGCTGGCAGATCTTCTCGAACTCGCCCGAGCCGTCCGGGTTGCCGACGGCAACCATCCGCGCGTTCGCGTTGGACGCCAGTGACGAGCCCTCGTTCCACAGGTGCAGCGGGATGCCGTACGCCTCGTCAAAGATCACCATCAGGTAGCGCGCGTGCAGGCCCTGGAAGGCGGCCTCGACGTGATCAGGAGGCTTGCGGCCCAGCGCCGCCAGGAACTTTCCGAGGTACCACTCGCGCTTGTTGGTATGTCCCGGCAGAC